CCGATTGTTGAAGTACCACTTCTTAATGAGACACAAACAGGTTCATACACATCTCCATCAGGAGTACACGGCGACGTCCACTTGACATTCCCAAATAACGTAGTTATTGGTATCAAGCGTGATGTAACAGTTTACCGCTTCTTCGAGCCACGTAAGGACTCAATCGAGTACACATTGTATACTCGTGTTGGCGTTCAAATCGAGCAGGCAGACGCCTGGGTAGTTGTTCGCAACGTTAAGGTTGCTTCCTAATTAATTAGGATTTAACCAGCTGGAAAGGCCCCCAATTAATTTTGGGGGCTTTTCATTTTAATTTAACAATGCTATAATTGCTTTAAGTAGAAATAGGAGATTTGCATGTCATTTGAGACATTAAAGATATCAGAGCTAAAAAAGATTGCAGAAGACTTTGCAGTCGATGCCGACGGCCTAAAGACTAAAGCCGACATTGTTGCCGCTCTTGCAGAAGAGGGCGTTACTTGGTCTGTATATAACAGCACTATTAAAAAGATAGAAGAAGAGTCAGAAGATATGTCAGTAGAAATATTGCCAAAGTTTGATCCAAAAGCAGCACAGCCAGAAAACACAGTATTAGTAAGAATGACAAGAGAGAACTTTAGATTTGATATTATGGGAGTCACCTTCACAAAAGAACACCCATTCGTAGCAGTATCTGAAGATGTAGCACAAGAAATTTTTGATAAGGAGGAGGGCTTTAGATTAGCGTCTCCCAGAGAAGTACAGGAGTACTACAGTTAATCTAAGCCTATAAAATGGCAGAGATATTAATTAATTCACAATCACCGATTGTCCATCAGATCTTTTGGAATGGTGACATTGCAGTTGCTGACGCTTTACCTGTTGTAAAAATATATGACGTAACGCTAGATGCAAGAGTTAGCCCTGCCGTACTCCCAACAACCGTACTTGCAACAATAACCTCTACACTAGACGAAAATAATCCTGGAACGTATGTGGTTAACGTGCCCTATGCTCTTACAAATAGAAACAAAACATTAAAGGTAAATTGGGAATACTCCGTAGGAGGGGTGGCGGTAGTAAGATCAGATGATGTACAGGTAGTAACTCCATACATAGACTTCAACTATATTCAAGATCTTGGATATAGCACAGATTCTTCAGACCCGTCATATAAGTCTTACAAAGAATTAATTAGAGCAGAAAGATATGCTCGTAAACAAATAGAAGAATATACAGGTCAGAAGTTTTATCTCTATGACGAGACTTTGACGGTATATGGGTATGAGTATGATACTCTTCCATTGCCAGCTAAAATTTATCAACTTCACACATTGTCTGTAAACGACATACTTCTCAGAGACAATATTAATAATATTGATAATTGGAACTTCCCAGTTCAAATTTCTGAGAGCGGATATTCAATTAGAATCAATAGAGCAGGAATGGTAGACAATACCGTATATACTGCTAACGGAATGGTTCCTCCAAGTATTCACGATTATTCAGGAGTGTTTCACTCTGGAGTTCCTTACAAAGTATTTGCAAGATTTGGCTGGGAGAAAGTTCCTGAGAACGTAGAATTAGCAACAGCTGAATTGATGAAAGATTATTTTTCTAAGGATACTATCTGGCGCAACAAGTACGTAAAGTCTATATCTACATTCGATTGGGATTTTGAGTACACTGGAGATGCCTACACTGGCACAGGAAACGCCCTAGCAGATAATCTTTTAGCCGACTATGTCTTAACAATTAAAGCAGAGATTATATAATGAGTAGCATCGTAGACTCTGTCTTGTCTATGAATTTAGATGTTTATAGACAGTTTGAAACTCAGGATCCAGATACTGGAGCAATCGTAAAAGAGTGGAATTACTATAAAACAATTGCATGTCACGCAAAGGGTGTAATTAGCAACTCTGCAACTACCAGATCTAGCGATAAACAAATTTTTTCAAATAAGTATTTAAATGATCAAGTTATTCAAGTAAGAACTTCTGAAAAATTAACAATCAGAGAAAAGGTAACTAACGTAAGAGATGTCGAGGGGAATACAATTTGGAATGAAATTAACTATCCAAACGAGACCCCAACAGTATTTGAAGTAATGGGAACAACACCAATAACAGATCCATTTGGAAGAGTGATTGCTTATAACTCATCCCTAAAGAGATCGGAGAATCAGCAAATTGGACAATAGCGGAATGCTGATTCAAGCAGCAAGCGGACTTGAAAGAATGATGTACTCTAATCAAAACGGACCATTAAAAGATAGTACAGTAGCTCAAATATCAGCATACGTATATTATGAGGCAGCAGTTATATCTAAGCTAACCACCAATAGAGCATTTCAAAATTCATTTGGCAAGCTAATGTTTGATCAGATAAATCTTGATTTTGGAAACTATATAGATGCATTGGCTAGAAGTAAGCCTAAGTCATTACACCACGTTTACGAATGGAAGAAGACGGGCAACAAGTCAGCCAGACTATTTAAATTAAACAAGGGCGTACAGGTAGGATTATCATTTAGCATCAACTATCAGTTTTTGCCATCCAGAACAATAGTCCCATCATCCAATGGTAAAAGAAGACATATGTTTATTGGCAAGGCTTCAGTCATGGAAAGAGGAGAGCCTTTGGTAATTAGGCCAAAGAACGCAGAGCGACTTGTTTTTGAGATAGATGGCGAAACGGTATTTATGCCAAAAGGAGCTTCGGTTACAGTTAAAAGACCTGGAGGCTCAGCGGCACGTAATCAATTTACACTAGCTCATTCAAGATTTTTTAGTGGCAATTTAATAAATGATTCAATCAAAAGATCTGGCTTTCAAAGACTATTCAACTCAAGCATAACAAAAGCACTAGGAGTACCATCAAACATTAAAAGAGTTCAGTATTCATTTTCAGCAAATACTATTAGATCTCAGGCTGACGAAGCCTTGACCCTAGCATTCGGAGGTGCAATGTGACGGCTAACTACAAGTTGGATGCAATGCTAGAATTAAGAAAGTATCTATGGGAAGAGTTATCCAGCAGAGAGATATTTGACGCAGATGATTACTGGAGCGATAACCTAAACGAGAATATTGTCCCAATTATTCCAGTTCAGCAGGCTCCAGAATTAAATCAATTTATGAGCGGAAAGAAGCATATTGTCTATGACAAGATCGGGATGTCCTACGATGATAACTGGCTAATATGCTGTGAGCAGATTCTGTTTACCGTATATTCAACTGCGGTGGCAGAGATAAATGAGATTAGAAATTACATGACAGATGAGTTTAGAAGAATGGACGAGTCGGCTAGAGATATAAACAGATGGGCAGGACTTTCAGATAAGTTTAAATTCCATAGCGTACATATAGCCGACATATCCCCAACGGCGCCATCTGAAGAGCTTCAGGGATTCTTCTCTTCTGAGATTATCCTAGAGATAAAGTACTCAAGAGACACAGATACAAATGGGGCTTCAAGCACACTGGGCAGATTCCTCTAAGGTTTGCGTTTTTACCCATACTAATATAAACTTGGCTTAAGAGGAAAGAAGCCTAGCCAGCTTGAATTTAAGATTTAAATATATATATATTGAAATATAGGAGGAAAAAAACTATGGCACAATCCGTAGGTAATGCTAGAAATATTCTAGTCGGTGCATCACCACTGTTCTTGTCAACTATTGACGTTAACGACGCTGATTACATCGAAAACGCAGAAGCAGGCGTTGCTATTGCAGCAGGCACTAAGACTGTCGGCGTACCAGCATTTGCATCAGGCGTATCATACGCTAACACACTAAATGCCGTCGATCAGACAGCAGGAAAGTTTGGATACCGTAACGTTGGTTTTACTAACAATGGTCTTCAAATCACATACAACCCAACATTCGACTCAGTAACTGTAGATCAGTTGCTTGATACAGCTAAGCTGTTCAAGTCAGCGATGGAAGTTATGATTGCAACAGAAATGTCAGAAGGTACTCTTGAGAACATTGCAACAGTATTCGGACAACCAGCATCAACTCTTTCAGACAATGGTTTGGCTGGGGCACAAAATAAGAAGGAACTCGGTCTTGAGGCAGGTGCACTTGGTGCAGCTCCAACAGAGCGTCAGTTAATTGCAGTTGGACTAGCTCCAACAGCATCTTCAACAGCATCAGAGCGTGTATACTATGCTCGTAGAGTATTGTCTGTACAACAGTCACAATTCTCACTTGCTCGTACAACACCAACAACATTCCCAGTAACTTTCCGTTTACTCCCAGATGCTAGCTACGCTGGCTCAGAGTACGGCAAGATTATTGACCGTGTTCTAGTAGCATAATAAATTTAATTTATTAACTATACTACAGAGGCCCCTAAGAAATTAGGGGCTTTTGTGGTTGTATTAGGATATTTCTTTTAGTATAATGTTTATGAGTAGATCCTAGGAGGACCTAAATTGGCAACAACAGTATATAGCGTAGAAGAGGTACAGCTTCAAAACGGTCAGACCGTAAAGCTAAAGCCACTATCAATAGCAGAGCTTCGTAAGTTTATGCTAGCAGTTAAGAGAACAGCAGAATCAGAAACAGAAGATGAGACCCTAAACATCTTGATCGATGCCTGTGCAATTGCAATAGAAAGACAACTTCCAGAACTAGTAGCAGATAGAGAAGCATTTGAGAACGCCTTAGATGTTCCAACTATGAATCGCATCCTAGAAGTTTGCGGAGGGATTAAGCTTGACGACCCAAACCTACTAGCGGCAGCGGTTCTGGCTGGTCAGAACTAGACTTAGCCGCTTTAGAGGGGGAAGTTTTTTTACTAGGACATTGGAAGAATTACCAGGAACTAGAAGAAAATCTTTCAATGCCAGAACTTGTAAATACTTTAAAGGCTTTAAAGAAAAAGGATTACGACAGTAAAAAGTTTCAGGCTTCTTTAGCTGGAGTAGATATAGGCGAATACGAAGAAGAAAAGAAAACTTCTAGTTTCGACGAGATACAGTTGAGAGCTGCAGGCATAACTGCTAGCGCAGACGATGTTGTATCACTTCAAGGAAGATTCGCAGCAGATGCTGGTTTCGGAATTGGAGCAGGACTAGGATACGTTAAGGAGTAATCTGAATACAAATGGCTGACGAAACAATCAGTACCAAGATAGTCGCTAATGCCGACTTTTCAGGTCTTATCGCCGATGTGCATAAGGTTACAGCCAGCCTATCAAAACTTCAGGAAAAATTAGCTAGCTCTAATAAGATGATGGCAAATCAGATTGCCGTCATGAACAGATCATTTTCTGACACACTAAGAAGTACGGGTCAGTTCTCCACACACTTTGTAAGTTTAACTTCAGATGTAGAAAAGTTTGGAAAAAATCTAGATAGCGGAAAGTTAAAGTTAAATCAATACTTTAATGCTTTTAGAGATCAGACTAAGACATCTGGTGGTCTTATTAGAGATCTAGCAAAACAACAGGTAGCATTACAAAACTCAGTTCTTCAGCCACTTGGAAGAAATGCACAAGGTCTTATGCAGTTCAATGTTCAGGTTCCAAGAGGACTTGATACAGTAAAGAACGCTGCAGCGCTAGCAAGAACAGAACTTCAAATTATGAATAAGGTTGTCCAGGATGGTGCTGGTCAGATTATTAACTTTGGTAAAAATACTCAGTGGACAGGTCGTCAGTTAACAGTCGGACTTACCGTACCGCTAGTAGCATTTGGCAACGCCGCTGCAAAAGCTTTTAGAGAAGCAGATCAAGAATTAGTAAGATTAACAAAGGTTTACGGTGATGTTGCAGGAACTTCTGCAGTAGAGCTTGGCAAAGTAAGAGATGATGTTGTTCAGACATCAAAAGAAATTTCACAGGCTATGGGAGTTTCCTTTAAAGAAACAATTGCATTAGCGGCAGATATTGCAGCAACTGGAAAAACTGGAGACGATCTTTTAGGATCAGTAAGGGAAACAACCAGGCTAGCAGTGCTTGGTGAAGTAGACCGTCAAGAAGCAATGAAAGCAACACTCGCTATTCAATCAGCTTTTAAGCAAAATACAGATGAGCTTTCAGAATCTATTAACTTCCTTAACGCAGTTGAAAACCAAACTTCAACAACTCTAAATGACCTCGTAGAAGCTATTCCAAAAGCAGGTCCAGTTATTCAAGGATTGGGAGGAAGCGTACAAGACTTAGCTCTTTACTTAACTGCTATGCGTGAAGGTGGCATTAATGCATCAGAAGGTGCAAACGCATTAAAGTCAGCACTAGCGTCTTTGATTAACCCAACAGATGTAGCTGTTAAAAAGTTTCAAGGACTCGGCATAGATTTACTCGGTGTAGTAAATAACAATGCTGGAAATCTTACTGGCACACTAATGGCATTACAAGGAGCTTTAGATAGTTTAGATCCACTGCAGAAGCAGCAAGCGATTGAACAACTATTTGGAAAGTTTCAATTTTCAAGACTAAATGCTCTTTTTGAAAACTTAGGAAGACAAGGAAGTCAGACCTTACAGGTTTTGGATTTAATGAATCAGTCTACTGCAGGATTAGCTCAGGTGGCTGATCGAGAATTAACAGCAGTAACAGAGTCAGCATCTGGTAAATATAGAAGAGCTCTAGAAGGGCTAAAGGCTTCTCTAGCCGAAGTAGGAGAACAATTTTTACAAATTAATACTGTTTTAATTACAGTAATAGATAAGATAGTTCAGTTTGCTATGAACTTGCCTGGCCCAGTTAAGCAGATACTAGCCCTACTTGGTGGAGTTACAGCAATAGCTGGCCCACTTATTATGTTAACTGGTCTTCTTGCAAACATCTTTGGTAACATGGCAAAGGGTGTATTCCATATAAAGGCTTTCCTAAAAGGTGGAGAAGGCTTTAAATATTTAACCCCAGAAATGCTAGCAGCGGAAAAAGCTGGCAAGCTAGTAGAACAATCTTTTTATAGTGATGCTAAAGCAGCAGCAGTACTACAACAAGCGCTAAGAAATTTATTAGATGAATTCTCTCTACTAGAAGCAAAGGCAAAATCTGGATCAATAGCTGTAAATCCAGCAGTCAGCACAATGGCTGGGAATCTTGTTATGGCAAGCGGAAGAGTTGTTAACCCAGCACATCCTCTAGTTGGCGCAATGGGATCTCGTGCAAGCACTCATATGGTTCCTAGATCTGGAATGACAGAGACTGAAAGACTTCAGCAAACAATATTTGGAATGGTTCCAGGATCAATCCCAGTAAATCAAAAAATTGGTCAAAACCCTCAAATATATATGAATGATAATTTGCCAGATGTTCCTGGACTTACTAAAATAGGTGGAACATCAACTGGAATTGTTGCAGGCGAAGCTGCAAAGCACCACGCAATGATGGCAACACTTGCAATGCAATCTAAAGCAGAAATAGACGAGCTTAAGAAGCAAATGGTTGCAACTGGATTATTAAGTAAAGACTTTATGAATCAATTTGATGACATATTGCCAATTGTTTCAAAGCTAACAGATAACGCTGCAAGAGAGTCTGCGCTAATTGTTTCTGAATTACGTGCAGGTAAACTAAACGTTGAGCAAGCTAGAGCAAAAATTATAGCATTAAATCTAGAAACTGAAAGAATGATTTCTTCATCCATGCAGGCTCATGCAGTTTCAATGGGAAGAACTATAAACCCAACAATGGTTCCTACATTAAACCAGCCTGTAGTAGATGCTACTGGCAAATCTAATATGAGAGAGCTATTCAAAAAAGGAAAGACTAGAGACTTTATTAATAAAGTAGCTGGAGCCCTAGGAGTGAGAACTTCAGGAGCAGGATATAATATTGAAACAACAGTTCCAAAAAGATTAAATAGAGGAAACATTGTTCCAGGAACTGGCAATACAGATACAGTTCCAGCAATGCTTACCCCAGGAGAATTTGTTGTAAATAAAGAAGCAACCGCAGAAAATCTTCCTTTATTGCATGCAATCAATCAAGGCAACTTCGGAGGATCGGTATCTTCTGAAACTAGAAATTATGGTCCTATAAATCCAGCTCTTATGGCAAGTGTTGGAAAGATGTTTTCTAGAACTGGAAGTTTTGCTAGAAGATGGTTCTGGGATACAAGCACAGGATCAAGCCTTGCTGGACAAAGAAGTTCTTTAATTAGATCTATTTCTAAAAGACCTATTTTAAATAGAAATGGAGTTCCTTACACAGAAGCAGAATTAAGAAAAGCGCCAAAAGAAGAAATACAATCCTTATGGGCTAATTATGATAGAGGTCACGTAGCCCCACACAGATCAATCAGCGGAAGCGACAGTTACTTTGCGCCAGGAATACTCATGCCTATGTTTAGGGGCTCTAATAGATCTATGATTAGCGGTGGAGATCCTGTAGCAATTGCAAAAAGTTTAGAAACCCAATCAATTCATCCAACAGTATTTTTAGATGAAGCGGCAGAAGCATTTGGATATACGGCTGGTGCAAGAACAGATGCTGCTTATAATGCACTTGTAAAAGCTTTATATGGCAGAGGTAATAAAAAGTTTGATCCAAAGTCTGGGGACTCTTTTGAAAAATTTGCATTTGACACAATCTCTCCATTTTTAAAAAATATTAAAAACGGTAGTGGCGCAAATCTTCTAGATGATCTTTCAAGAATTGGAACATTAAGAGGAACTCAATCTAATAGATCTTCTACTGGATCTGGAATAGGTTCTATAGGACCGTATGCAATTGCAGATGATTACTTTAATCTTAAAATGAATTCTGGTGGAATGGTTCCAGGTTACAACGCAGGCGGAGTTATAGGAAATGTATTAAAGAGCACTGCATTTAAAAACCTAGGAGCAAAATTTGGTAAGATAGGAGATAGTTGGGGAGCCACTTCTCTATCTCTTGGCATGGGAAAGAAATTATTTGGAAGTTCAGGGCTTACTCCTAAAGCACAAAACTTAATGTATGGAAAGCTCATCAGCAATCTTGAAAAAGAAAGACCGTATGGATATGTGACAAATGCTCAAGGACATCTTCAAAGAGCTTTAGAGCCAGATATTGTAGACATACTTCTTAAATCATCAGCTAGCGATGTACTTAGTTCGGGCGGGAAAAGCTTAAGTAAAATTGATAGAGAAATATTGCGAACTAAATATGCAAACTGGGACTCAAAATCATGGACTCCATCAACGTCTAAAATAAGAAAACAAATGTTTGGAATGAACAAGGGTGGAATGGTGCCAGGAGTTCAATACCTTAATGAAGGCGGAATGGTACAGGGCACCCAATATCTGGAAGATGGAGGAGAAGTTGCTCCCCGTAGAGGTGGAATGATAAGAGGTCTAATTGCTGGATCAGCAGTTGGCCTAGGCGGACAAATGCTTGGATCAAAGGTTGGCGGACCAATTGGAACTGCTATACAAATAGCATCTATGATTGCAAGCATGGGAATGGGCTTTGGCGCAGGCGGAGGTACAAAAGGTGGCGGGATGGTATCTAGACAAATGGATAAAATTCCTACTCAGTTAAAGCAACCAATAGGTCCATTAAATGGATTGGCACAGGCAGCAGCAAAAACTGGAGGAAGTCTTTCAGGAATACTAAGAGTATTTGGTCCGCTTCTTAAGGGATTCTCAACATTACTTAAGTTAACTAGTCCTTTAGGATTAGCAATTACTGGACTGACCGCAGGCATAGGTTTATTTGTTAAGATAAAAAGAGAACAAGCAAAGGCTTTAGAGACAGGAAGACTTGCATACGGTATGGATGCAGAGGCTGCTGAAAAGGCAGGCTTTAAATATACTGACTATAACGCTAAAATTAAAACAGCCATTGAAGATGCAAAAGCATTAAAAGAAAAAAATATAATGGTTTATGAAAGCATGACAAGAGCTAACGTTCCAATGACTATGACAATTGAGCAATACAAAAAGCTTAAGGAACAAGTAAAGTCAACAATGGGAAGCTATATAGATCTATTTAGCCAAACAGATAGAAAAGATGTTGGCACAGTAGCTGTTCAATTAAAGGCACAGTTTATGGCAGCAGGAGATTCTGCAGAAACTGCTACAGCTAAAATATTTACAATGATTAAGCAGTCTGAAAATGCTAACATGGCTGCACAGGCAATTAGCACTAATGCCTTCCAAAGCATTCAAAATATGGAGCAGGCTTCGGCACAGACAGTAAAAACTTTTGAGGCTGCAATGAAAACTGGAGATGCTGAATCGCAAGCCAGAGCATTGCACAGTGTATTCCAAGCAATGGATGCAAGCCTACAGTCAACTGTCGATGAGCAAAAGAAGTTGGGAGATACTGGAGAAGATACTGCAAATAGAGTTTCTTCAGCGGTTGAAAATAAGTTAAATCAAATCAACCAGCTATTTGGCACTCAGGCAAATCTATCTGAGGATGTTATTAACGAAATAGGAAAGACAGACCCACTTTTGGCTGAGATGCTCAATGACACAGATACACTAAATAGCGCATGGGCTA